ACTCCAGATGTGGTGCTGGAAGATCCAATTTCTTAGTTAGTCCACTTGCTCTTATTCCATGGTAAAACAACCATTGTATCCAATTGGTCGCGGAATTTTTGTACCTTGTGATCAAAGTCAATTTCCTCGGGAGTAAGCGGTAGAGCAGCTCCATTTTCTGACAAAAGTTCATCCGTTGCCTTCTTATCCGGACGCAAGCCGTAGCAGTTTACACCAAAACGCAAGTCAGGATTATCAAAGAAACCACCATTGACACCCGGCTTTCCGCACGCATTTTTGTACGTGTCAGGGCCCGCCTGTAACTTTTCCCATGTCTGCTTCTGAGTAGGAAAAACGGCCATCTGTCCCTTTACCCAGCCGTAATTACACCAGTCCGCACCATTTCTATGGGCTTCTTGGACCTGCTCAAAAGTAGCTAATTCCGCTCCAAGAGCCTTACAGACCGGCAGAGCATCCTCATAGGTATAGACATTGCGGCTTACATTAAAAACCTCATGTCTCGGGGGGAACAGACTATTACGGATATCTGTGGGTGAAGCAGCAGGAGCATCACGAGAACCGGGGATACCAGCAGGTAAGTCCTGTTTGGCTATAGTCGGATGTTCTTCAGGCGGCAGTGTTGCTGTTGCTCCAATATCAGGCTTACCTGTGCCCCATAAATCAACGCCGACTGACCCCTCCTGCTTGTTCTTAATTAGATCTACCAAGGATGTATAACTACTGTTAATCTCATATCCAATGTAATGCCAGTACAAATAAATAGCTACTAGGAAAAAAACAACGAGTCCAGCATAAAAAAGATTAGAAGAAAAGAAACTCCAGACAGAAGAGCCCGCAGCAGCGGCTGAGTTGGAAGCATTTGAAAGGCGGTTACGGAGGCCGAAATTTGTAGCAGTTGCTGTGGGTTGACTAAATCCTAGGTTAGCACTCATCCTACTTGTGTGAAAGAATATCCATAATCGGAGGCCGGCTTCCTGTTGCTCCAACGGCTTCACTGGGAGCAATCTGTTCTAGCAGAATCACATATGTATCTCCGTTGTTTACGTGCACAGTGGGCATCTGACCAACCATCTCATCGTCATAGCGAATCCAAGTATCATCCTCATACCGGCAGGAGGAAACATAGTGGCCGCCACCCATCGCACCATGATGGTCAATCACCGCAGCACACCGATACTTGGTTGCTGTTGTTTCCCGATTACCAATAAACCACGGGTCTAGGTTTACAAGATTGAGGTCAAAGTCAATCTTTGCCCGTACCTTATTGCCCCTGTTAGTGTATCGCATAATGCTCAGCACGATATACTTAGGTAGAATGGAGAGCCTGCTTGTCTGACCCGCTTCCCGCTTCTTCCCGCAGACATCGCAGTGATAATCCTCCAATGTCTCATCCTTGAAATACTCCTCAAGACACTCATGGAGAGTGGGTGCTGGAGAACCGGGCTTGTCACCGTTTACAATTGGAACACTGATTGAACCCCATGACTCAAAACGCTCAGAATGATACTGACAGGTCTTACAATTGGTGGCGGTCATCTTCTGTCCATGGAGAGTCTTGATAATTATGGACCACTGCTTCTTATAATGCAGAATCCACTGCTCATAAGACTTAGTCCAGCGAACTTCCTCGGGCGTTGATGGAGTACCCGTAATAACCATATCCACTGGATGTGCTAGACCCTCATGAATACAATCTAGCATGAAGAGAAGGGCCTCACCCGAATCGGCCTGACGGTGCTTTACTGCTAGATCATCGTAGCCGACTCTTTCTGCGAGTTCTACCAGCGTTTGGTAGAAACGACCGGGTGCTATCTTTGTATTTATATTTAGATCCTGTCTCCAGATTGCGTTAGTGAACTCTCCAATCGCACTCAGCATTGCGGAATACTTATTGGTATTCATACGCTGAATCCACTCAGTGTTTCCGAAATATTCACGGAGAGGCTTAATATGACGGAGGAACTGAAGAGCAGAGTTCAAGAAACACGTATTACCCAAATTTGCTAGGCCAATGCGTCCATTAGCCTTCATTACGGTATCCTCAGACATTTAGGTTATTTCGCTTTGGCCTTTTTCCCTTTTTTTTTGAATTCAATTTTTTGTTATGGCCTCCGAAAAACATGGGCTTAAAAAAACTTGATTAAAATAGTCTAATGAATAGAGGCGACACACGTGGTCGTTACAGGCCCTATGAAAGTGTCCTATTAAATGAGCTACATGAGATAATACCTGAAGCATTGTATGATGCTGATTTATTCAATTCACCCCTTCTGCGATTTTTTCAGCAAAGAGTTGGACATATATATCCAGCTTTTCACCGGGAACGTGGGTTATACCTACGGGAACAAGCAGATAGTCGTCGTCATGCGTTCCGGTCAACACGTTTGTCCCGAGTACCAAATCCTATTATTCCTGCATCTCCCACACTACCTCCAACAGTTGTTCAAAGTCTTGAGTCTTCCAGTCTTCAGGATAGTTTTTTACGAACACTTCTTCTATCTATTGTTGCTGAGAATGCGGCACGGCCTGAGGCTACTCCTCCATCTCAACCAAGTACAGATGCTGCGGAAGATGAGGAACAACCACCAAGAAATGTTCACAGATTAGTACGGACTGAGCGTGCTGGAATTACAGTGACTATTCCCGGTGGGACTACAACTTGGTGGGACCCTGTTTCTATTCGGCCTTCTGTATCAGTATATAATCGGAATACTGCTTTAGTGGATGCTAGCGGTGTTCCAGTTGGGACAGTTTGTACAATCTGTCAGTCTGCTCCTGGAGAAGATTTGAGTGGTGCGACTGTGGATACAATGTGGAGGAAACTGCTAGGATGTCAGCATTTCTTTCATAAGCGTTGTGCGGATAGATGGTTTGAGCAGCATATCCAATGTCCTAATTGTCGAGCTGATATTCGGACTCCTCAACTTGTGCCTTCCGCTCAAGCAGAGACTGTAAATATGTAGAAGATTGTATTCATAAATATCCATGAACTTGTATTGGCTTTTTGTGTTCTTGCTGCGTCTAAATAAAGGTCTTGGATTTGATTATCTGGTCCACGATATTTATTAATATTTTCCAGCATAGAACCCACTGTATCAAAGGGGGATGCTTCAAAAGAAATTGCTACATTATTTATCCGGTAGAGGGTCACCAACATTCTATTTTATTCACATAGAATAGAATATGGATGCTAAAGCGTATCTAAGACAATTGACGGCTCCAGCAGTTCTTGGCGGCCAAGGTCTATCACTTGACGATGCTTTACGGCAGATTCAAGCTGAGGCTTTAGCACCGGGTGGACCTGGCTTAGCAGCACTAAATCAGTTACTAGCTGATCCTGAAGTTCAAGCCGCACTTTCTCAACAGCAGGCTGCTAGGGAGCAAGCTAATCGTAATGCTAAGGCGGCTGCGGCTGCGGCTAAAAAAGCGGCAAAGGCGTCCGCTGCTGGAGCTGGAATGGCTGAGGAATCGGCTGAACTTGGTCCTCGGAGGGCAAAGGCTGCTGTGTATGCTCGTCAGCAGGCCGCAGCTGCTGAGGCGGCCGCACGGAAGGCGGAGGCTGCTGCGAAAAAGGAAGCATCTAAGGCTAAGAGAGAGGCCGCTAATGCTGCTCGGAGAGAGGCTGATAAATTAGCGGAGGCTTTAGCAGGTTTTGGAATTGGTGAGGATGAGGTTGCTGCTGCTGAATGGGGAGGTGAACCACTAGGAGGTGGTGGTGGAGGTGGTGGAGGTGGTGGAGGTGGTGGCGGCGGCGGCTACTTTCCCCCATCTGCGTATGCTCCTGCTCCCGCTCAGCCTGCTTGGTTAGCCGCTCTTCCTCCTGCTCCAGCAGCGGCTGCTGCGGCTGCTGCGGCTGCTCCTGCTGGATTCTTCATGGCCCCGGGTATTTTTAATCCTCCGGCTGCTGCTGCTGCTGCTGCTGCTGCTCCCGCTGCTCCCGGTCCCGCCGCTGCGGCAAATAGCCAAGAAATGGGTCGTTCCCGCAGACGCAAGCAGAAAAGCCAAAAGAGAAAGGCACAGAAGCGTGGTTCAAGCCGTAAATACCACCGTTAAAAATAGGAATGGCTAATCCAAATAATAATGTATTTGGATTTGCGAATCTGCCCGAAGGAGAGCCCAATGCTCCTGCTCCTCCTGCTCCTCAAGCAGAAAGACAAAGAGTCTATCAACTTATGAAAGAATCAACCTTTCAAAAATTGCTGGGAAAAGGTGTCCCAATTCAAATGTCTGGACCGCCTTCTCTAAGAGGTTATGTAACTGCTTACATGGATCTAACTCTCGAGCAGAGAAGAGAACTTGAATCTGGATGGTCAAGAATGCGTACTTCTCCAACTATCTCACGCAATCTTCATCTTATGGCTGCTAATAGAGGAAGAGGGTATGGTACTGGTTATGGAGGTGGAGGTGGTGGTCAAAGAAACCGTAGCAGAAGCAGAGAACGCGAACCGATTGAAAATAATAGAGGTACTAGAGGCAAAAATAGAAATGAAAATAGAAATAATCGTAGAACAAGAAATGCTCTAAGAAACCGTGAACGAGCAGAGCAAAATGCTAGACGCAATGGACATGCTTCTGTCCTACCCGAAGCAGATGATGACCAACTAGCAGAGTTATTATCAGGCCTTCGCTTTTGAAGGAAATAGCATAGCCCGAATATCCACCTGCCCAGTCTGTTTATTCTTCCAATTCGACAAGATTTCTCCGAACAAGAGTTGTTCAGCAATCTTCTGTCGCTTTACCACCAACTTTTCATCTGTCAAGCCCGCCGGAATCATTGACTTCTTAAAACCCGGCAGTGACTCTAGCACTAAAGCAAAGACCTGTGCTACCGGCTTTGAAATCTGACGCTCAATATAATAAGAATAATCCGGTGTTAATTTATTTGTCTGAATGAATGCGGGTGTCTCAATCTTGTCACCCTGTAGAGTTGGTTCGGGCTGTCCCTTCGGTGTTGCGATATAGACATAGCCAATACGCTGTGAAGATGTCGGGGCATTTCCTGGGTCCCGAGCAGCAATTCGGTCCGCTAACACCTTGTGGGCAATGCGTTCCGGATTAGCATATTCTGCTCTTAGAGATTTCGTGATGGTCAACTTCGTCATTCCAAACTTTCCAGCAATAAGTTCCTTTGCTAGAACCTTCGTGTACTCAAAGGCACCCACTACGTCATGCTTATGGAGAATACGGTCAATAATGCCTCCATAAATTACCTTAACAATTGGAGCATTGTCGCGACGCTTCATTACAATACCCATGCTAGTCATCACTGGCTTGTCCAAGTCATCCTCATACTTGTTTCCCACATAGCGTTTCTTTGATAGAAGACAGAATGGCCACATAATTTTATCGTACTCAAAGTCATGTGGTGCCTTCAGTGATGAAGTACAGAGTTTACCTGCTTCTATCGCCAGTTCCTTGACAATTGGAAGGGCTTCCTTTCCCTTAATTGGCTTGCCAGTAACAGGATCACGAACACGGAAGTTGATAAAGACTGAGTCTGTATCACCATACACATAGGTTGCGTCGCAACGCTTATCATTCTTGCCCGAGTAGCAGTCCTCAACAACAGCCTTAGCATACATCAACTGTTTGCGACCATACGCAGTTGTTGAAGCAGCCAAGCAAACGCGGCGAATCTTGAATGTCTTTGAACCCAATTGACCATACAATGAGTTAGCCGTAATCTTATACGCGTTCTGCTGACAATCTAGCAGTCCCTTCTTGAAATCATCTGTTTCTGTCTCAATTAACTTTCGGGTCGTCTTACGAGCCTTCAGCAACTTCTGAAGAATCTTTGGAATGGTGCCTTTTTCATTTCCGGAGAATTGGACATAACGAGATATCCGTGTGCCTGTCTTAATCTTTGCTGGATTCTTCCTCGTATCCTTTGGATCGGCTTTTAGAATATCATACTCTACATCAACGTATTTGTATCCCGGCAGATTGTCATAGTTGTTACTGCCTTCCCTCAAGGTTTCAACGCCCTCTTCAGTATAATCCTTTACCCAAATCAGTGTATCGTGGCTCAGATTCTCCGAGATAATTGTGCTAGGATAAAGAGACGCAAAATCCAACGTTGCGATAGGATCATCCAAGTAAATACCTGTCTTAGGCTCCAGCACAATTGCACCTTCATACGAATCCTCTTCCTCTTCTTCATCCGAGTCATCATCGGCCTTTATGTCAATATCCTCTGCATCGGGAAAT